ATTTCGCTTGTTGTCATTTTCTTGCTCCCGTTTCTGGGAGCCGTGTCTCAGCTCCCGAAATAGAGAGTGACAGGCAAAACCGACAAATTCAAGATTCCCGCGTGGATTGTGGCGTGTCGCTACCTCTTTAAAGCTATTTCGAGCAGTAGTTGATCCAATCGGTTTTCAATTCTGCTCACTTGATCTTTCAAAGAATTGCCCCCATTGGGTTGCAGCTCCCGCATGATCGATCTCACCATGAATCGCATTGAGGAATAAATGGCAGTCAGCAAAACAATGACAAAACCACCGACCGCCATCCATTCACCCACACTCACTTTTTGTTACCGAATGCCACATCATTTGGATTGGCCCAACGCGCAAGCATTGGTACTAATCCAGCGACTAAGCCCATTGCTAAATCTTTGGGATTCGTATTGCCGGTAAAATAAACGGCCAACATTCCAGCAACCGAGCTTCTTGCCCATGATGCCAATAGTGCTTTTGCTTGATCCATTATTTCTCTCCTTTTGGTCGGTCGGGCAAATCACCCGAAAACGCGCCATAAGTTGGTCGGCCATAACCGACAACAAATGACCTTGCTCCCAAAGTTCTTGATTTCACCATAACCTCGCCACCATTGCGCTGATCCCCACCGCCTGATGTGTTGCCTTCAATAGTCACAATCTGTTTTTCCGAACAGCGAATGACCAAGCCAATGTGATTGATTGTAACCTTGTCATCAATAACAAAATCGAAAAACACAAAATCACCAATCTTTGGTGTTTCGTGCCATTGCTTGTTCTTCTTGAATGCCGCGGCCCCGGCTTTAGTGCTGACCACATTTGGCACTTTTATACCAGCTTGATCCGCGCACCAATTGAGAAATGACCCACACCATGGCAGCTTGTCGGCTTTCATGTGTTTGCCATACTTTGTCTCGTTGTTTCCAGTCTCAGCTGTGCCAACCTCAGCAAGAGCGATTTGAATCAATCGAGGCAATGTACCTTGTGGAAAATTACTCATCGCCCGGCATTATTGGTGTGGATTGTTCCGCCTCAGGATTTAGATAGCGTTGATAGTCTGAGTTTGACTCGTCCATAGGAATAAATGAAATTGAACCATCTTCATTAACTCGCTTGATTAACTTATTACTACTAACTTCTGAAATAAATTCTTCATAGTTTGTTGTCATAGTTCTGCACTCGCTTCTATCCAGTTGTTTGAACTTCCCAATAAACCCATTACCGCCCCAATGCCTGTTGTGGCAGATGATGTTGTGATGTAAATGTCGGCATAAGAATTTGAAGCAACGTCAACAGCCCAAGCAGTTGATGTTCTTTGACTTCCCGCTTGTGTCAGCCACCCAGTTTGACTGCTTGTTGCAACTGTTGCCGCGGTTCGCATTGTCACTGGCCATTGTAAAACCATATAGCAACTCGTTGAACTGTAATAAGTTCCAATTCCTAAGTAACTAGGATTAACTGTTGTGTTAGTAAAGCGCCAGTAATACCTCTGACAAGCGGCTAATTCTGCCTGATAAGTAGATGTATTAGGAGAATATGCAGTTGCACTAGATGCAATTTCAACCTGTATGCCTGTAATTTCGTAATAATCATTTACTCCAGCTGTTCCTGTTGGAACGCTTTGGTATTGTAAAGCAATCTCTGTTGAGTTTGTTGGAACAGTAGCGGTGAAAGTAAATCGCTGCCAGGTTGTTGTTAGAGTTGCAGTTACTGACCCAACGACATTTGCGCCTGTATAGCCTGTATTCACATTCTGGTCTGTGCCTGTTCCATTCCATAAATACAAATTAAGAGCACTTGCAGTTGGAGAATAGTTTGCACCTTTGCGAGCATAGAATGAAACTGTTACGGCTTTTCCTGTAAATGGAATTGAGTCAATTGTCTCAAAAGAATTAGCAAGATACATTGTGCCTGTGCCTGTTTGACCTGAATTGCGCTGAATTCTTGCACAATATTGGATATTTGGAAGATTAGTTGTGTCACCAGTTACTTGACGGCTAACTGTTGATGCTTGACTTGCCGCTGTTGATAAAGACAAACGATCAGCAGTATAGGCAACAGTAGATGCGGCAACAGAAACAGATGTTCCCCGTTGCCATACTGAGAAATTAGAATTTATAACGCCATTTTTACCAGCCATATTTGTTGAACCGCTTGAAGCCGTTGCCCAAGCAAGGCCAGTTGCAGCAGTTGAATCAGCGGTTAAGACTTGACCGTTTGTGCCGACTGCAAGGCGAGCTGGTGTGTCGGCTGCTGTTGCACCAATCAAATCGCCTTTTGCATCCACAATTGTGTTTTGGATTGCGTTGGCATCATCTGATGTGACCCAGACAAAATCCATGTCTGTGTTTGAATTCTTGGCAAGAACCTGACCAGATGTGCCACCTAATAAATCAGCCATTGATGTGGCAACAGCTTGCCCAAAGACTTCAAAGTCAGCAGGTAAATCTGTCACTAAATCCGTTGCCGTAGGCATTTGCCACGAAAACGGGGTTGTTGGATTGCTCATGTTTTCTCCTTACGCTACGACTAAGGCATCTGCCCAATTTAGGCTTCCGCTAATTGTGTTCCATTGTTCTGCAATTGCGACATCTTGCCATTGCATGGCTTGCAATGAAAATGCCAATGGTGAAAGTAAAGCGGTTACTGATACCGAATTGTAGGAGGCACGCCATGACCAGCCTTCAACAAATCCAAGATATGTGCCGGAGGCCATATTGAGTGGCAAATCCGCGATGCGCAATGGCAACCCCATAAAAATGCTAATTAAGGCATCCCGGTCAGCATCATCAATTTCAGAGTTTGTCAGCTCAAAAGTGATTTGATTAAACATTGCCTGAGGATACGATCTTAGAGTTAGATAAAAAGCTGCTTGATCCTCGGCATCGGCTTGGTGCTTGATGGTGGTGCTAATGATTTGAGCTAATCGACCATATAAACCAACAGAGGTTGCATCAGTATCTGTAACCTCTGAGGCTGAATTTGTGCCATATTTGATAACAATTTCATTTCGAATGTCACCAGCTCGAGTCTGAACAAAGAGTGAATTGGCAATTGCCTGAGCTGCCGATACATCGGTGTAGCCATTGGTGGCCAGATAAATTGAGCGATGGTCTGCCGAGGCATAGGAGATTTGGCCTTGAGCGTTTTCGTAAATATAGCCCAATCCCGATGTTGCCAAAGCTGAAACCAATGAATAAACATCAATTGTTGATGATGAGCGTTGTGCCAATTCATAGCTGCCGGGTGTGTCAATTTCACCCAAGCCGGTGTTTTCAGCATTCTGCCATTGAGTGGTCGGATCATAAGCTGCCCATGTCAAAGCTGCTGGCACTTCATTCCATGAGTTAATGAGCAAATCGGTGAGAATGGTCAGAATCTGATCCCCATCAAAATCCTGTGTAAGCACGCCATCGGTCAAAGCTTTTGGCAATCTGGCCAAAGCTCCAAGAGCTGTGATAAACACCGATTGATTGATGCCAACTACACCGGAGGCAGCTATACCAATGCCAAAATCAACAACTGTGCCACCAAAAATTGGCACAAATGTAGCTGTGGAATTTTGCAATTCAATAGTCACCGAATCATTGATTTCAATGTCAATGTTGGATTGATCCAAATTGATTAGCTCAAGGCTTACATATCCGGCATTTGCTTGCTCATAAATGTTTGTGCGCCCGGTGGTGATTGAAAGATTGGCCAAGGCATAGTTTGTGTATTCAATGCCGCCAATTTTAACGCGCCAAACAGGATTGAAAATGGTCATAAATAAACCAAATTAGATGCACCATTGGTGCCACGATAAGTTGAATTATTGAGTGCATCAGAAACAGCGCGGGCAAAACCTTCCTCATCAATGACGGAGGCAGCATTGACATTGATTACAATTCTTTCAGCTGTTGAAAGCCCACCAGTTACAGCTGCGCGAGTTGCTGCTGCATCTGCACGAGCTTTTCGCAATCTTTCGGTTTCTGCAACTAATTCATTTTTGCGCAAAATTGCAGCTTGCATACCCGGTGAGAATGCTTCCAATGGCGCACCTGTGAATGTGCGTGGATCATTGCCACCCATAAATGTTGTTGAGCCACCTCCACCACCTCCACCGCCAAATCCGGCTCCGGTGTCTGCTGTTGATCCTCCATCAAAGCCTGTGCCAACCTTTAAAGATTTGTCATTGGAATCGCCAAAGAAAAATCGAGTGACCGGGTTATCTTTAACAAAATTCACAAATTCTTTAATCTTGGTGACTGTGCTGGAGATAAATCCAACGAGCTTTGAAAAGCCTGTCACCAATCCACCAACGAGTGTGCCAATGGTTTCAAGAGCTAGTTTAAAAGTACCGCCCAAAAGTGGAGCAAGGTACTTCTTGATGAAATCCCACACTTTAGCGAGCGCATCATAAAACGGCTGCAATTCAGCTGAATTTTCTGAAAGTGCTGTTTTAATTTTATCAAATGCAGATTTGAGTCCAGCAAGGATTGGGCCAACAACTGAGCCAATGGCCGGGATAATCTCCTCATATAAGAATCTCCACCATGTGGTCAAAATTGGCAGTAAATCATCGCGGATTACTTTGAAAATGGCAGCAAATGCTGGCCCCAATGTTTTGCCTAAATTGTTTGCAAAATCAGTAATTGCTGGAATGCCTTTATTTACAAAACTGTTTATTAATGGTGTGATGGCATCAAGCACATATGATCCGACAGTTTCTTTGGCTTCATCAAATGCCACATTCAATCTCAGCATTTTGCCTTCAAAAGTATCGGCTTGCTTTGATGCTTGGTTTTCAAATGTGCCGGCTAATTTGGCTGTGATTTGCTCAAATGACATAGTTTTCAACTCTGCTGCACTAATGCCAACGCCTAGTTTTCCAAGAGCTGTATTCTGACCTTCTGCGCTTTTTGCAAGCGCATTTGAAACGGCCTCCAAAGATTTTCCAGACCCGGCTGAAATATCCAAAGCCAGAGCTTGTAATTCTTGTGCTCGAGTCACATCTTTTGTGCTTCTCAATAGGCGGTCAAATGATGGCCTCAATTCATCATCGGTTTTTCCGGTTAATAAAGATGTCTTGAGAATCTGAGCCTCGACAGCTTTGATTTGGGCATTTGTCGCACCCGTAACATTTTGCAAAGTGGTGGCCAATTTAGTTTGTGCAGCTTCATCAGCAATGGCAGATTTCACACCATCAATGAGTAATTTGCTGGCATAGGCAGCAGCAGCCACACCAGCAGCTGCAAATGCGAGTCCGGCTTTTTTGCCAAAATTGCCAATTTTATCGCCAAAGCTTTGAACCTCGTTTGAGCCGGTATTCAGGCTCTTTTTGAGTTGATCTACATCGGCAAGAATCGAAAGCTTGAGTGTTCTACTTTGACCGGCCATCACCACTCCTTCAAAATCTTAGTGAAAGCATTTTCCCATTGAGCAATGATATGTGGCTGTTCGGCACGCAAGGTTGGATAAATAAAATATCCTCTTGATCCGCGACCTTCACGGCCTGACCACAGCGGAAATTGTTTGTATTTATTGGAGCCGAATTCATAACCGCCCCAAAGCTGTTGAGTTGTAGCTCCACCGCTAAATTTTTGAGACACAAAGCCAAATGACAATTCACCAATCTTTGATGATTTGCTTACCCGTGAGCCTTGGGCAACGCGTGATGCCGCTTTATTTGGCCGACCACTAGCTGTTGCAATAATTTTGGATTGCACATAAGTAGCCAAGCCATTTGAAACGGCTTTAGCCTGTGAAACGGCTCCTTCATCCATAGCTTTAAAAGCTCTGGTGATTCCGCGCAAATCACTCTTATCGTAGCTAATTGGATCAGTTGCCATCTCTTGTCCTTAGAATCTCAAAAACTGTCAAAACATCTTCGGCTGTTTGAAACTCTGATCGTGACAATCCGGTGGTGATAGCCAACTCCCAAATAATCCGGTTTATTGATCCGGATTCGTAACTTTTGGGTTTTCGGTTTCTCCCATGCTGATGTCAGTCACAGTTTCGCACCACGCTTCAAATGGCTTGACAGGCTTTCCGGCTGCCTCGCGCTTGCTTGCGTGATACGCCAAAAACATCAAATCAGCAATGCCCAATTTCTCAGATACTTGCTGAATCGTGTTTCCGGTTTTCTGTTCCCACTTCATCCACTCCGGTGGGAGCGCGGTATAGGTTGCGCTCTCCCCGGTGGTGAATTCGATTGTGATTGGTAGTTTCATGCTCCCGTGTCCTTTTCTATTAAGTGATTGTCAAAATAGGTGTTGTTACGCATGTAAATGCAAGCGAAACAGTCTGTGCATCTGGTGCTGTGCCTCCAGCAGATGGCAGAATTGGCTGCACATCAAACGCAAATGATGCGCCTGAATCTGCTCCAAATATGACAGAAAGACCAGTATTTGGTGCGTTTGTTGCAGCTGTCCAAAGTTCTTCACAAAGTGAATTTGCTGCGCCCCAATCAGCCAACATTTCAACGGCAAATGAGCCTTGAGTGTCGGTTGTAAAGTACGCCTTGCCATCAAGTGTTTGATATGTATTAATTGTTGAATCAACAGTCAATGTTGCTGATGTAGCTTGAGCATCGTAACTATCACCAGCAATGGTGAAAGTGATGTCTCTGCCCGTGATGATTGTTGTTGGCATGATTTCTCCTTAGTTGGTGTAATAGGTGCTGACTTGTAAATCGGCTGTGAGGTATTTACCCGCACCGACTTCCAATGGTTGTGGTTGATTCACATTGCCGACTACATAGCCATTTGGCATTGTGCTGATGATGCTAATCATCAATTGTTCGAGATTGTCCAAAGCTGCTGCATTGTTTGAATATCCAACAACGCCGGTGACAGTCAGATTGACCTTTACTTTTGTTGTTGATCCATTAATCAAAACGCTCTCCAAATATGGAGCATCCGGAATCAAACAAATTGATGGGCTAGTCATTGTTTCTGGAATGCCGTTATACACATTGGCAGCAATGGTTGAAAGTGCTGTTTTCAATGGTGTGCGAATTGCGGATTCGATGCTCATTGGCACATCGTTTCAACATCAATGAACGGCCCCAAAAGCCCAATAACTCTGTTTGTAAGGCTTCGGCCTAAAATGAAAGGTTGTGGCTGGAATGTGTCTGACATGATTTGATTGCCGGGAGCTGTGATGCTTTGAAATATCTCAACCGATACAACCAAAATGGCGTTTTCAATTGGTGGTGTGTTTGCATATAAAGCTGCTGCCGATGATCCACTCAATGTAGCTAATGCGCTTGGGATAAATGGCAATGGATAAGTGCGGTCAGCTGCTGCTGTGGCAGCTGTAAATGTGTAAGGCTCAATCCGATCATCGGTGACTGTATAAGTGCCATTGTATGTTCCGGCCCCGGTAACAACGACAGATTGCCCCGGCACAAAATAATTTGGCCGGATAGTTGTGAAATAAATGACGGAATTA